TGACCTAGTACTTGAAACTCCCACTGACCCAATGCAACTTCAGCATTAGTACCTGTAATACCAATACCGGCATTCATGCAAGCCTCTGTATGACGGTCTACTATCTCTCTACCAACTTCATTACCTTCACCAACACCACAATAATAATCTCCTTGTGGTCGTGGCTTACTTTTAATACCTTTACCTTCTGGCCAACCTAATGGGCGACCATCTTTATACATAAAATATTCTTGTTCAAAACCAAACCACCACTCATCACTCACCAAGTTCTGGCAGTGTGTTCTTGTGTTAGATTTATGTGGTTCGTGATCAGCATCCAACACTTCACACATTACATAAGTGCCACCCAATCCTGGTTGTGTTCTTGTTGCATCTGCACGAATACGATCTATCGTGTGATACTCTGCAACTGGATTTAATATACAATCAGATTGATTACCTGTTGCCTGTTGTGTAGATGATCCATCAAACGACCACACATCAGCATGATCATTTACCTTTACTTTGCTTCTTAACGACTGTGTAGGTCTGTAACCATCTAACCACACATACTCAAATTTTTCCGTCATCTCAAGTTCCTACCTTTTTAATATATTTCCAACACTCAGTACCTTCAGGCCATTTCTGATTTTCTGTTTCGTGATACCATTGCCAATCACCCTCACCATTCTCAGCTAGCCAACCCTGCATACTATCATACTGCACGATCTTTACAGCAACGTGCTCACCAGTACGCTCATTTTCTAAAACAATTTGATGTCCTCTACGATATACCATGCCTTGTTTTCCAAATGTTGTTATTTGTTCTAACATAATAAAGAGGGCAGGAGGTAGGAAGGGATTTGGGTAACCCTCAACCGACACCAGCAAACTACCTTAGTCATTGGTTCGTCGGACCTTCGCCCTAGTCTTGGTTGACTAGTGTGACACCATCACCTTTCAGTTAGGCGCCTGAGTACCACCTCTGACGATTAAGCATTATCTCCATTTGCCACAGAGATTATTCTGCCACTACCTCCCCCAACTGTATGCCTACAGCCGGGTGCCTTTTTAGTCTCTTTGTTCTTCTCGTCCTTTCCACCTCAAATCGTTATAACTTTTTCCTCTATAACGCTTCTGGTTATAGCGGTTCACTAACTCATCAGTTAATTCTTGCAATCTAGGCAAACAAGTATCATTTGTCCACCGCACTAATTCTGCATTATCAAACTCAAGAGTTTTTATTTTCTTTTCAGCCTCTTCCAATTTATATGAAAGATGGGCAATACGCCTCTTAGCTTCATCAACATAAGATTCTTTTTGTACTTCACTCATCTATTAACTCCTGCGTCTTATCTATTAACATCTGTTTACATTTACCCATATCAGCTTTTACAAATGGTTCGTATCTTTCAATTAATCTACTCACCGTAGGCCAGACATAAGTTTCATTAATTTCTTTATCAAATCTCGTTCTATAATGTAATAATTTTTCAAAGATCACCAGAGTTTCTAAACTAATCTTCTTACCTAGATATGCCTTAACTAACTTTGGATGATTTCCTTTATCACTATTAAATATTATATCAAAATACTGAGCATTTGTCAATAGTTTTTCTGCATCATTTACAAAATTATATTCTATACTTTGATTGCGAGATAACCATTCCGTCCATACTCTATCTTCAAATTCTGATATCCATTCTTTACCATCAATCAAATTAGCCACACAATATTCTACAATATTAATATTTCGTTTAGCTAATCTTTTAAAAAATCTCTTGTCCTTTCTCTTTTCAAAACTAGCCACACTGGCATTATGTTTACCATTATATTTAAAATAATCATAGTGATCTGACGTAAAATGTAATTTAAGAGCAAGAAACTGTATATAAGCTTCAAACTCTGTCATAGTGGTAACTGAGATGTTTTGGGTAGGTAATTTAATTTCTCAGCATCTAATTGGATTTTTTCCTTTAGACACTTATCAATCCATTTAGTTACTGATGCGGGCTCAAGCATATTCTGTTCACAATAATATATAATTGCTTCCATATGTGTGAGATGTTTTGTTCTTACAAGTTCATTAATTATCAATGCAAATCTTTTTGTTGTTACTTTCTGTTCAACCATGATATAATCCTTAATAAAGCGGGGCGGCTTTGATAACAAGGTGCCGCCCCAGAACCCCGAATGAGATTACGCAGCTAGCGCATACTCATTGAAATAAAAGTCATCATTGGCTTTTATGTTTTTGTGTCCAAGTCCTCTTGCAAGTTTTCGTCCGTCAGTCGATCCTGTTTCGCCCCCAATAAACTGTTCCTTTCATCGGGTACGGGGCCCCATCCAATACTTCTACTCCATTCACTAGGTGTGTAATAGTAGGCATTAAATGCTTTTGAAAAATCAAAAATACCTTGATACGACACCTGATGATTGGTGGAGGCGGCCGGTATTGCACCGGCGTCCTGTCCGTCTATTGTCTTACCGTCATCAGTCCCTTTCACATACTTATTTATCTAAATCTAAGTTCAGATAAAATTCGTCCATTACCTCCTGTAATAGTGGTAAATAATCAGCTACCTTCTTTTCAAAAATCTGCACTGTACCATTTTCAGCAACCATCATAATAACAATATTCTCTATTGTCATACCTGTATGCTCTTCAAACATCGTAGCATAAGCAGCACACTGAATAAAGTAATCTTCAATCCACGACTCTTTCTTTTCAGTAGTGGTAGTCTTGAAGTCTACTATTGACAGTTCACCTTCGTACTCACCTATAAAGTCACAACGTCCAGCCACCTTATACTTCGGTGAGTGCATAGTCTGCTCTTGCATAACCACCTTAGTGATCTTAGTGTTCAAGCTGTCTTTCAGCTCACCAAACATATGCCAAGCCAAAAAGTGCTCAGACTTCATATCACTGATATCGCTGTTCTTCAAATAGGTTTCAACTATATTATGAAACACAGTCCCCCTACGAGCAGCCTTACCAGAGACAATACGAGCCTGTTCTTCACCAATACGATCACGCCATTTCTGCAAACCTTCTTGCTTACCAGGACGTTTACCTAGTACCGTTGTGATACTAGGATACTTTAAACCATCAGGTGCTTCATAGAACCGCATCCCATGGAGTTTGTGTACAGGCAACTCCGGGAAGGGTTCATAACCATTTGTATGTATAAATTCCATAATATATTACCAAGTAAATTTAATTCTAAACATCAACTTTGTATCTCTATAATCACCCATGTCTACACTACGATTAATATTTCTACCATGTCTATCATCATAAGATACGCTCATAGTACCACCAGTAGGTTGTAGGGCTTGGCTCACTGTAAAACTCCAATCAAGATTCTTTATAATCTCCCCTTTCAGACCAGCAGCAAAACCTAAAGACGGCACTGTATCTGACATCTTTACAATACTTCTACTTCTACTATTTTTACCTTTAGATATTGCCATAGTCGCTGACCCAAAGAACATACCATACTCTTTTGATACTGTACTAGCTATTGTATCATACTTTCCCACTCCTGTCGAGCCTAAAAACCCATTTTCTTTAACATAAGTTAAAGTCAACCAATCTTCTGGCTTATAAACAGCCGCAGTAGTAGAATCTGTATACATTACACCCATCTTATCATTAGATATAAATGTACCATCATTTAGTGATGCAAGTACTGGGTTAGAATCAAACCCCATAGTACGTCCACGACCAACAGATACACCATCCATATCGACTTTAAAGTTAGGCTTACCATTGTTCACCATTTGCATCGACACACCTTCACCTAAATCCATATAATCTGTAACCACAGAACTGTGTGGTGAATAGTTTGCCGCATTAGTTTTATAATCTCTACCATATTTGTCAAAGAATACTACTGACAGGTCTGAAGATGAACGTATCAATGCAGAGCTAAGTTTAGCTCGGTTCAATATTTTACGTTTACCATTTACTTCTATAGCATAATAATTCCGACCTCGACTATCATACCAATTTCCACCACACCCCATCTCACACACATAACCATCCCACGGATCATCATCAACAGGCTCATCTTCTACAGCACACGATGATATATGTTTATTTCCACGACTATCATACCAATTACCATCGCCTGGTATACCAATAGGAGGATCATTATCTATAATAACGACATCATCACACACTTCACCTGGATCATCATCTTCACCAGGATTATCTGTTATAGGAATAGGCTCAAACATACCAAGTACGTTTAACATACCATGACCATACACCTTATCTATACCGGGTGCACCTTTGTCTATAGCCGATTCAAATAAAATAGCAGCAGTAGCTTTTGGATCACCCTTTAAGTGACCCCAATGATCATGTAAGATGGCAATAGCGCCTGTAACCATCGGTGCGGCCATA